TGGATTATGCCGAAAGCGAAGTGGCGGACTGCCCCGCGCAGCACAAGCAAAGCCATGTATTGGTTTTGACGGATGCGGGCAAGTGGACAGGGAACATTGTGGCCTTACCCAACAATCGGGTGAGAGTAACAAGCCCTGCGTTCTGGGAAACAGGCAAGGGTGCGCCTGATTTCAAGCCTAGCCAGTGGATTCACTGCGCTGAGCAGGACGATACGTACATGGACCCAACGGTGACCTTTGACAACCTCTATAGTGACACCAAAAAATGACAACCTCTGGAACGACTGCGTTTGACTTAGACATCGATGACCTTGTAGAGGAGGCATACGAGCGTCTGGGCATGCGCATGACTAGTGGTAACCAGCTAAAAACGGCGCGTCGGTCGTTGAACATCTTGTTCTTGGATTGGGCAAACCGTGGGTTGAATTTGTGGACGATTGAGCAGGCTATTTTGCCTATTGTCCAGGGTAACAGTGTACTTGCATTACCTTTAGACACGGTCAACGTGTTAACGGCGGTCATCCGCGATCCAAGCACCACTCCCTCAATTGACATCAGTGTTGATCGGATCAGTCGTGCTGAGTACTTGAACGTTCCCGACAAGACCACACAAGCGCGGCCCTCGCAGTTCTATATTGAGCGCACAAACGTGCCGAAGGTTTATTTATACCCTGCGGCTGATAAGGCTTATAATCTAATCTACTACCGCATTCGTCGTATTCAGGATGCGGGGGACTACACGAACACCACGGACGTGAACTTTAGGTTTTTGCCGTGCATGGTCGCCGGATTGTCTTATTACCTGTCGCTGAAGTTTTCGCCTGAGCGCGTGGGACCTTTGAAGCAGCTGTACGAGGAAGAGTTCGCGCGTGCGGCGGCGGAAGACAGGGATACGGCGAGCTTTTTCGCTGTTCCTGACGTAGGGTACTGAAATGGCTTACGCCACAGGTAAGTTTGCGTTAGGAATCTGTGACTACTGTGGTCAGCAGTACCCTTTTAACGTCTTACGGAAAAACTGGCGTGGATTCAAGGTATGCCCCGACGATTACGAGCCAAAGGAGCCTCAACTCGAGCCTCTTAGACATGTGGCAGACGCCGTGGCACTTAACCAGCCTCGCCCTGACCGCGCAGAGCCCCTTACTGTTTATGTGGGCGCTCCCGGTGATAGCCTTTTCGAGAGCGTTGGGAGTGCAACCGGAACAAATGACATGCGGCCCGCTACAGTGGATAATGCCTTGGTACTTCAACTCCAGCTTGGACAAGTGACGGTGACAACGACATGACTTACGACGAACTTGTAACCAACATTCGAAATTACACGGACGTAGACGCCAATGTCTTGACCGCGCCTGTGATTGACACTTTTATCTTAATGACGGAAAACCGCATCTTGCGTGAAGTGGATCTGGACGTGTTCAAGAAGGAAGTCACAGGCAACCTGACACCCACGAACAAGTTTTTGTCTACGCCTACGGATATCTTAACCCACCGTTATTTGATGGTAACGGATGACGAGGGTCACCAGATATTTTTGGATTTCCGCGATACATCGTTCATGAAGGAATATTGGGCCGATGGCAGCGCCACTGGTATCCCGAAGTATTATTCGGTGTGGGATCAGAACACGTTTTACGTGGCACCCACGCCAGACAACAACTATGCTGCGGAGCTTGGTTATATATACAAGCCTACTGCGCTGTCGGCCACAAACACGACCACTTGGATTAGCTTGAATATTCCAGAAGCGTTGATGTACGGCTGTATTGTCCAAGCGTACAGCTACACCAAGGGCCCAGCAGAGATGATGGCGTACTTTGAGCAATCCTATAAGCAGGCGATCCAAGGCATCGGTATTGAGCAGCAGGGTCGTCGTCGTCGGGATGAGTACAGGGATGGCATGATTCGCTTGCCGCTCCAATCCGTATCACCTGGACCATAAGGTAGTCGACCATGGCTTTTTCAGGAAACCAAATCTGCGACACGTTCAAGACAGAACTGCTTGAGGGCTTGTTTGACTTCAAAGCAGGCACAGCGGATGTGTTTAAGATTGCTTTGTACACGGCGGACGCAACACTGACTGCTTCAACCACGGCTTATACAACAGCCAATGAGGTTGTGGCAGCGGGCTACACGGCCGGTGGTACTGCTCTCACCTCTTTAGTATCCACCTCAAATGGCGTGTCTTTTGTGGACTTTGACAACGTCACGTGGAACGCGGCATTGACCGCGCGTGGCGCACTAGTCTACAAGGAAGCGGCTGGAAATCCAGCGGTTTTTGTTCTAGACTTTGGGGCTAATAAGGTTTCATCATCCTCGTTTGTGGTTCAGTTTCCACCTGCGAATAACACATCGGCAATTTTACGCCTCGCGTAAGGAGTTAAACATGTTAGTGAATCAAGCAAAATCTACCGACGCTGTGGCAAGCCAGTTGACGCGCACGTTGGAATCAAAAGACAAGGTCTCCGCTGGTGGCGTGTTCACCATTCAGTGCTTTGACAAAGAAGGCAACCTGAAATGGGAAGATCAGAAGCACAATTTGGTTGTAAACGCGGGCTTGCAGGACATGAATGAGAAGTATTTCAAAGGCTCAGGTTACACGGCTACTTGGTACATTGGTATGTACGGGGCAGGTGCCTCAAATAATCCGGCCGCGGGGGATACCTCGGCTTCGCACGCTGGATGGACTGAAGTCACACCCTACAGCAATGCGACACGGCCTGTTGCCACGTTCGGCACCGCAACTACCGCGGATCCCTCGGTTATTGACAACAGTGGCTCGCCAGCACAGTTCAACATTAACGCCACGGCCACAGTTGGTGGTGCGTTTTTGATCAGCGAAAACACCAAAGGCGGCACAACGGGCGTACTGTTCTCCGCGTCTGATTTTGCGTCACCAGGTGATCGCGTTGTTGCATCAGGCGATACACTTAACGTAACTTACGCGTTCAGTCTAAACGCTGCGTAATTAAGGGAGTCTTTAAATGGCGACGAAATTTAGCAAGGGCCAGGTCGTGCAGGTCGACAAGGTAATCCCTAGTGGGCCGGTTACAGCACTTTACATGAACTCCGACGGTGATTTCTTCTACGAAATTGAGTGGGTCGATGCAGAGGGCGTGGCACAAAAACGCTGGTTCGCGGAGAATGAGCTAGTAGCTGGAGTCTGACCATGGCAGAAGGCGGCTGGAGCTCGGGCACTTGGGGGCAGACCGCTTGGGGCATGTCGGCCTACGAACGCTCGCTCGCTGAGATCACTACTTCGGCTGACCAACCATCGGCGGCACAAACCTTTGTTGTGGCCGCGTCTGAGGCTGTGTCTGGCGTCAGTGCCAATACGGTTGTGGCCAGCGTCTTCAATCGAGATGTAACAGAGTCAGCCACGGCCAGCAAAGCGGTGGTCAGCATTGTGGGTTTTGCGGCCAACATTGTCGAGAACGCTACTGCGCAAGACAACACCATGGCGCAAGGGAATTTCGCTGCTGCTGTGGCTGAAAGCATCACGGCCCAAGCGACTAACACCACCAACATTGATTTTATTTTAACCTTGACGGAATCCGTCACCGTGGCAGACGTTGCGCCTGAGACCGGGTTTGACTTTTCCCTTACTGTTGCTGAATCTGCTGAAATGGCGGACGCTCTTTCCCCGCAGTCTAGTTACATATTGTCTTTAGTAGAAGCCGCTACAGGGTCCACGGTATTCACGCCTGCAAACAACCTTACTACTTTTATCATTGAAGAGGCTCAAGGAGCCACAGAAAATACTGTCGCTGCCTCTATGTTTTCGGCTACTATAGAGGAAAACGTAACGGTATTTGACCCCTTGACGGCGCGATTCTTATGGGAAGAAGTCGATGATTCTGAAACCACGGATTGGGAAGAAGTCGATGATTCTGAAACCACGGATTGGGTTGAGGTCGATGATTCAGAGACCACGAATTGGCAGATTGTTGTGACTACATTACCGTAATTTAAAGGATTCTAAGCATGGCAACCTCATACACCTCTCTTTTAGGCTTTGCCCTCCCGGCCACCGGCGAACTGTCAGGTACATGGGGCGACGTTGTTAACGACAGCATTACTGAGCTGGTAGAGGACTCCATTGCGGGGACTGCCACGGCCTCTGTAGCCTCGGGCGACTGGACACTCAGTACGACTGGATCTGGTGCGGCGAAC